GCAGATTAAAGAGTTTCCAAGTGTCTATCATCAACCTAAAGAACCACTTAAGTACTTAGAATCATTGAAGAATTTTGTAAATGAAGCTAATTCAGATTTGCCGCAAAAACAAGAATTAATTAACATTGTTGCCGAAATCCAGCAACTTATTGACTCTACCATTTACAAACTCAAATACCTTAAATAGGAATAGCCATGCCACTTGACAAATCTGGGTCAGCCCAAAGCGTAGGAAAAAACATTAAAGCCGAAGAAAAAGCTGGCAAACCACGCAAACAAGCGGTGGCTATTGCTCTTAATACTGAGCGTGAATACGCCAAAGGTAGTCGCAAATCAAAGCTAGAAGCCACCTATGACAAATATGTCAAGGAAAAAGACTAATGAAACACATGACAAGAAGCTATCCGCCAGAAAACGCAATGCTTAGACCTCATAAAGAGTCTACGCTAGAGAAACAACAAAAGAAACGCCAGGAACACAATCCACCATTAGAGCTAGACGATAGCGGTATTCTAAATAAGAAAGCTAATGAAAGAATGAAGCGTAAAGAAGCATTGTCAAAGGCTATGAACAAGTACCACGACCCAGACATCGTAGGCTAATTAAGGCAAACAAAGTCTCCCAAATGAATTGGGGAAACTAAAGTCTCCCAAATCAAAATTAGAATTTGAAGTCTCCCAAATGGAATTCAGATTCTGAAATGGTCACTTTGTCATCATTTGTTTAAGAGATAGACAGGCCATACCGATATGATTAGGAGGCTTCTGCGCCTTTGTTTCCCATCTGGTATAAGTTACCCTATGCACTCCTAAAAGCCTCGCAGCGCTCGTTTGTGTAAGCCCTAGCCCTATCCTCCATTGTAAAAGGTTATATTCCATAAATTACCGCCAAAAAGAAAAGGGGCACGAAGCCCCTATAAGTTAATCAAAAATGCTTAATACTCAAGCCCTGCGCAATCCATCATCATGCTTTGATTGTGAATCATTAGGGTACGGATAGCCTTAAGAGCGTTTCTTATTTGATAAATGCTGTAATCTTTCTTCTCTGAATCATCTATGACATAACGAAGAACTGAAAACATTTCGTCATAGTCATCGTAAGCCATATATAAGGCTTGTTCTAGTATGGCGTTATTCATTTCCAGCTTTGCTATTTGCTCTGCTGGTGTCACTTTCTTAACTGGTAACTTCTTAGTTGCTGGTTTTTTTACTGCTGTTTTTGCTGTAGTCATTTCATTTCCCCTGTTTTAAGTAATTCTGCAATTAAAAACTGTAAATCTAAAACATTTTCAGCTAAATAACTGGTATAGCGCCCTATATCGCCTCTTATAAATGGGTCTAAGTCCGACTCTATAGCGTATATAACTTCCCTTATTTCTTTTACTATCTTTTCCTGTGTCATAGTATTTCCCCTTTAAAAATGGGCTAAAAATGCCCTTGTAATGCGTTTAAATGTAATGGATGGCGGTTAGATACCAAATAAAGTAAAAAATTGCGCCAAGTAAAACACAAAGCAAAACCGCCTGATAATTCTTCATATAGACACCTTTGAATCCTTAAAGCAAAACACCATGCCATCAGGTGTGCCTCCATATGTCATATCATCAATAGGCCATTGCAAATCATATTTTTTAACAAGTGCTTGTACGGCTCTAAAATAGACCATTGGTTCACTATCACCATATGGATAAGGAATAGTGACCTGAATGTCTTTATTAGCCCATGCTTTGATTCTTGAGCCCCTTGTGTTTGTTGCACCGATATATTTAGTTTGTATGCCTAACATTGTGATTCCCCTTTGAAATACTGCGTTGAACTGTGCTGCTGTTATGAATTGTAGCGTTGCGTTACACAATGTATATAAGTATTTACCCTATATAACTAAATATTATTAAAAGTGTTGTATTTGCGTCATAACTATTGTTTTGTGATATATTGCGTCTAATTGAATCAATAACTTAGGTTTAAATTAATTCCTTAATTGCTAATAGTTATAGAAAGCTTCAGAATCATGACTAATTCATCTGATATTGTCACAATTAACCCTGATGGGAGCATTGTTAAGCCTAAAAAGCGTATGCCTCCCAATGCTGGAAAAGGCAGACCTGTTGGTGCAGTCAATAAACATACAGCCATAGCTAAAGAGGCCATTGCCAAGTTCGTAGATAAGAACTCACCTAGGATGCAACATTGGCTCGAAGAGGTAGCAGCAGGCATACCAAAGACTGATAAAGAAGGCTGTATCAGATATGACAAGAATGGAGACATTGTCTGGATAGTGCCTCCAAACCCCGAGAAAGCCTTTCTTATGCTTCAAGCAGTCATGGAGTACCACTTACCCAAGCTAGCTAGAGTAGAGAGCGTAGGCGATGAGGCAGCACCTCAGAGAATGGTAATTAGTTGGAAGCGCCCCGAATGACCGATGGAGTCCTAGAGGTAGAGATGGACTATTGTCCTCGCAAGGTCTTTGAAGACTTCCACGATAGAACAGAGCGCTGGAGTGTCATAGTAGCCCATAGGCGATGCGGTAAGACTGTCCTCTGTATAAATGACCTTATCTATAGGGCTTTAATGGATGGCAAGGAAAACGGGCGTTATGCCTATGTCGCTCCCTATATGTCAATGGCTAAACAAATCGCCTTTGACTACTTGCTAAGCTACTCAAGGCCTGTAATGGCTAAAGCTAATCAATCAGAATTATGGGTAGAGCTAGTCAATGGGGCGAGAATAAGGCTATTTGGTGCTGACAATCCTGACACCTTGCGAGGTCTATACCTTGATGGGGTAGTTCTAGACGAATACGCTGATATGAAACCCAGTATCTTTGGAAGTGTCATTCGCCCATTACTAACAGATAGAGGCGGTTGGGCTACCTTTATCGGTACTCCTAAAGGTCATAACGCCTTCTGGGAAGTCTATAACAATGCTACTCAAGACCCATCCTGGTATGTCAAAGTCCTACGAGCTAGTCAAACTAAGCTACTTCCGCAAGCAGAGCTAGACGATGCAGCCAAGACAATGACCGAAGACCAATACTTACAAGAGTTTGAATGCGACTTTGAAAGCGCTATCCTAGGAGCTTACTTCGGTAAAGAGATGCGCCAGCTTACAGATGATGGAAGGATAAGGGAAGTAGAGTATGACCCTATGTTCCCTGTCCATACTGCTTGGGACTTAGGTTACTCAGACGACACCGCTATATGGTTCTTTCAAGTAGTGCATGGCGAGATTAGATGTTTAGACTACCACTCTAGTAATGGTCAACCCGTGGCCTTTTATGCTGGAATCATTCAAAGCAGAGAGAAGAAAAGAGGTTATGTGTATGGAACACATTGGCTGCCTCATGATGCTAGGGCTAAGACCTTATCTTCCAATAGAAGCGTAATAGAACAATTAGGCGATAAGATACCTTTAAAGACTATCAAGATAGCACCCAACCTTAAACTACAAGATGGAATTCAAGCCAGCCGATTAGCCCTAACACGCACTTGGTTTGACCATAAATGTGCAGATGGAATCGAATGCTTAAGACAATACCAGCGAGAATATGATGAAGATAAAAAGGTATTCAGGGATAAGCCTCGCCATGATTGGACTTCTCATGGTGCTGATGCTTTTCGTTATTTAGCTTTAACCTGGAAAGATGAAGCGCAGATTATTACCGCAGATGACCCTATTAGAGGCGTGTTTGTAGGTCAAACTGATGTCAGTCTTAATGACCTCTGGAAAGAAACTAAGACAGTAATCAATAAAAGAATTTAAGAAAAGAGTAAAATAAACAAACATTTCGCCAAATATTTCAACATTAGGGCAACTTATGGCAAACGATAAAGCTACAGTCAATCACACTTATGAGGATTGGTATAAAACAATCATGGGCTATGAACGCTCATATAAGCGTTGGGAAGCCCGAGTTGATAGGATAGTAAAAAAGTATAAGGATGACAGCCGTTATGACCGCAATCCTAATGCTCGTTTTAATATTCTTTGGTCAAATGTCCAAACCATTCAGCCAGCTATATTTGCAAGACTTCCAAGACCTGATGTAAGCCGTAGATTTAGGGACAATGACCCAATCAGCAGAGTTGCCTCAATGATGCTTGAGCGTGCCTTAGAGTTTGAAATTGAACATTATGGCGACTATAAGTCAGCTATGAACAACGCAGTCCTTGACCGCTTATTAGGTGGTCGTGGCGTTAGTTGGGTTCGTTATGAACCGCACATTGTAGGTGAAGCAGATGAGACCGACATACCTGAAGATGGGTTTGAAGTTACTGAAGATTCAGACGAAGCCGAAACAATGGAAGGCATGGTCAATGAAAACCCAGAGCGAATTGAATACGAGTGCTGCCCTGTAGATTATGTCCATTGGAAGGA